TGTGTGTCACACGTTAAAAAAGGCCCCTTCGGGGCCTTTTTTGCTTTGTGCTTTGATAATTTAATAGTTAATTCCAAATGTTTAGGCAGTACGAAATGCAGATAAAATTCCCAAGGTGGTTTGACCCTGTACGAAGTGGTTTGAGTTGGGTGCTTGCTGTGCATCAGCTTCCCATTATTGGAGCCGTAGCAACAAGCTTTCTTCTTGCCTGTTATGTACTTACACCATGGGAAGAGCAGCTTAAAACTGGGCTACTTTTTATACACGCGGGTCTTTTCATATCCTTACTCATGCTACTCAGGCAGGCTATACTGGTGGATATAAGCTCTAGATATGACAGCCTTACTGGACTTAGTGGTCGTCAACATTTTCTTAAGCGGCTTGACAATAGGCTACGGCGAAACTCCAGTCTGGTGCTTCTTATAATGGACTTGGATAAGTTCAAGCTAGTGAACGACACCCTAGGTCACGCAGCTGGTGACGATCTTCTCGTACTTGTAGCTGAAAAGTTCAGAGTACTTATACCAGAGCTGGACATAATAGCCCGGTCTGGGCGATGACGAGTTCGCCGTTATCTTAGAACCTTCCAAGCTTCACTGTAAAGACGGAAATCTAGATAAGGCTGTAGAAGAAGTCTGTCACAGACTGGTACGTTCGTTTGAAGGTCAGATGACTGTTCGAGGTTACGACGTTGACGTAGGTATTAGCATTGGTTCCTCTATATTCCCAACCCACGCACGTACCGCAAGTGAGCTACTGCGCTGCGCCGATGTGGCTATGTATGCTGCCAAGAAGCGGAGTAACGGTTATTGCCTGTACTCTGAGGTGTTCGACACCAACAATCCCGAAAATCTAAGACTGCTGGGTTCTGTTAGAGCAGCAGTGGAACTTAACCAGTTCATTCTTCTTTACCAACCACAGAAGTGCTTTCACTGCGGTAAGATTACTAGCGTAGAAGCACTAATACGTTGGAACCATCCAACGTTGGGCCTACTGACGCCTGATAAATTTATACCCATGTGCGAACAGACTCTAGTAATGAGGGACATAACAAGCTGGGTTATTCGCACTGCAGTGGCCCAAGCGGCTAAGTGGAGAGCAGAAGGCATAGACCTTGAAGTATCGGTTAACATCTCAACTACAGATCTAACGACTTCCTCTCTTGTGCCCACGGTTATGCGTACCTTGGAAATGTACAACCAGCAGGTAGTTAACTTCACCATGGAAGTAACTGAGACCGCAGTCATTTGTGATCTGAGTGAGTCTGCCGTTATAATGGCAACGCTACACAACATTGGTATCAAATTCTCTATCGACGATTATGGTACTGGCCATACTTCTCTTGGTTATCTAAAGCACTTGCCCATAAGTGAAATCAAGATAGATAGGTCCTTTGTGACCAACATTATGGATAACGTTAGGGACTACCATATCGTACAGTCTACTATTGAGCTTGCCCACGATCTACAGTTCAGCGTTATTGCTGAAGGCGTGGAAACGAAAGAAGTTCATGATGTACTCTTAGCATTAGGATGTGACTTCGCCCAAGGATGGTATGTATCGCGGCCCTGCCCACCTGATAATATAACTCGTGCCTACTTAAGTAGGATAGAAACTTTAACCAGCTCTACAGGTGAAGTATGAACATAGAACAGTCGTTGAACGAACACATCAGCTCAAACAGATTTCGTCTTCCTGCACCACCCGACATATACCTCAGAATCCTTGAAGTAGTAGAGAACGAAGGTAGCCTTCAAGAAGTTGAGTCGATACTGAAGTACGATGCCTCAATAACGGCTCGCCTTATCCAGGTCGCTAATAGTCCGGCACTTCGGGGAAGTGGCAAAGTATCATCTGCCCTAAGTGCCTTAACAAGATTGGGTACTAAACTTACCTCTAGTCTGGTTCTCGGCAGCATGCGAGATAGGTTCTCACTTAAGGGTGCGGGACTAAAAGATGTAGCTGCAAAGGTATGGGACCGTGGAGTCTACGCAGGAGTTGCTGCCTCTGTGTTGGCAAAAGAGCTTCGCCCGGACTACAAATTTTCTCCTGAAGTTGCACTGACGGCAGGCATAATGCACAACATAGGCTACTTGCCTATTTTGGACTTCTTCAGTCAGAATCAACTAGAGGTTGCAAGGTTTCAAGAAGTAGAGCACATGGCTGGAGAACTTGGTGCTCGCATACTTTCAACGTGGTCGCTTAGCCAAGACCTAATAGAGTGCACCGCTCTGTCGTCGTCAATACCTATGGCACCTGACAAAGACACAACGTACTTTGACCTGGTTGCTCTTGTGCTTCTAGCTAAGCACTCCGACTCAGAAGAGGTGAATAAATCCTACGGTGACAAGGTAGGAATAGACGTCGAGGGCGTAACAGTTGTTCTGTCGGAGTATTCAAAAGAGTTTGAAGAACTCATAACCTTGATTGGTATTTGACAGGCAGATAATAATTTTAGAGTGTAGTGCGTTCATTTATAGGAGAAACGCAAATGTCTAGTTCCGCCCATTCTTCCGCTGGTGTATACGTCAAAGAGCTTGACTTATCCCAGCGTATTGCTGCCGCCAGCACCTCGATCGGTGCAATTGTTGGAGCGTCCCGCAAAGGACCGATAATGGAGCGCACTCTCATAACAAGTGCGAAAAACTTCATTGAGGTATTCGGTACACCTGACCCGAAGACTTCGTACCTGCACTACTGTGCACTTCAATTCTTGGGCGAGTCTAGCAGGCTGTATGTGACCCGAGTTGCAAGTGATGACACTCTTACAGCCGGTGCGTACTGGACTGTGGACGACATCTCTGCTACTACACCTGTAATTCACCTTACGAATTTCGATGATGGGACGAACAACCCACTGGGTAAGGCAGACCCATTCAACACGTTGGGATTCGATCCTCAAACTCCTGGTATCGAAAACATTGTGGGCTTCTTCTGTGCTGCAAACCCAGGTGATTGGAATGACAGGCTTATGATCCGCATCAAGCCGTCTACGAAGCGTGCAACCTCCGCTCCCGATGACCCGCTGGTCTTCCTCGTAGAAATCTTCCTTGACTATCAAAGCCCGCGTCAACTCCCCAACGAATCTTTCCTGGTGTCTCGTGACTATCGTCTAGATGGTTTCGGTGCGCAGATGAACATCGAGGAGATCATAAACAATCGGTCTTCCCTAGTTCGGTATCGTGCAAATCCCTACGCCCTGCCTGAGCTTAAAGTGCTGATGGAGGGTGCGGAGTTCTTGACGGGGGGCACCAATGGTTCACGCGTAACTGACGGCTTGGTAAACCTCGGCTGGGAACTTTATCGTGACCCGGAGCAGTTGGACGTAAACATCTTCATAAACGGTGGCTACTCCACTCCTGCTGTACAGATGAAGATGGATGACATATGCCAGTCGCGTATGGACTGTATCGCAGTTCTAGATGTTCCTAGCGCGGAGCAAGAGGTAGCACGTGCTATCGCATACAAGCGCAACATGCTAAACCTGGATAGCTCTCGCAGTGCTATCTACAGCCCCGACCTGAAGATCTACGATCAGTACAACGATTTCCAGGTGTTTGTTCCTCCTTCAGGCTTTGTTGCTGCAGCTTATGCAAAGACTGACTACGTCGCTGAAACGTGGTTTGCTCCTGCGGGCATGTCCCGTGGTGACATGAAGATCTTGGGCGTTCGGCGTACCTACAACCAAGGTGATCGTGATGCTTTGCAGCCTGTGCAGATCAACCCCATGCGAGTGTTCCCAGGTAAAGGTTACAAGATCTGGGGTGCGGACACGTGCCAGTCTATGGCAAGTGCATTGTCCAATGTAAACGTTCGGCGTCTACTGAACTTCGTCGAGAAGTCAATCTCTGTTGCGGCTCTGTACTCAGTGTTTGACCCTAACGATTCCATTCTCAGGGCTTTCCTTAGGGAGATGTGTGAACGATTCCTGCAGCCGATACAGAATGGCCGGGGACTGTACTCCTTCCAAGTTGTATGTGACGAGTCTAACAACACTCCAGCTACAATAGCTGCGGGTGAACTTATTCTTGACGTGTACCTTGACCCTGTTATACCGGCGAAACGCATTCACCTTAATGCGGTTGTCATGAAGACTGGTACTAACTACAAAGAGCTAGCATTAGCTCGAAGCGGACAGTAAAATGACGAATACAACGGAAGCAGACATAGGGATATTGAAGGTACGAGTTGAGGACTTGATAGCAACCGTATCTGAAGTAAAGAGCTGGATTCAGCGCATTGAAGAAGCAGTTGGAGTAGTTAAGATTGTGCAAGTTCACGCAGATCAGCAATCATCAGAGTACGAGAAGCTTACTGCCGTAGTGAAAGATCTAAGCAACTCCATAACCGTGCTAGAGGATGTCTTTGAGAAAGATCTGTACGCTGCCCAAACTAAGTGCTCGTCTAAACTATCCGACTTGGAAAATGTAGGTCTTTCCCGCGAATCTAAGTGGAAAGAAAAGTACGATACCTTCAGAGGTATAATCATAGGTATTACTTTGCTTGGTGGTATGCTGTCAGGATTTTCAGCCTACTTTGCAGCCTCAATGTCTTCAAAACTTGAGGAATCTTTCCGCTATGTTCAACAACTCAAAACTCTTGATACATTAGACGTAGTAAAGAATCACCTTTCGGGGCACCCGAAATGACCGATACCTCACGGACTGACGACGATCTTCTTCAGGATCTGGAGGCTATTCGTAAATCTTCGGCCAACATATCTACTGTCCTCGAGCAGGAAATAATCCGGAGCAGATACATTATGAATGCTCTGGCAAGTGTATTGGAGGATGGTTTGCTTGTGGCAGATGCCCAAACCGTAATAACCGTAATAAATCCAGTGGCAGCAACAATGCTTGGACTAGACTTGTCCACTGCTACGGGGTTGAAGCTTTCTGAACTGTATCCAGAAGCTTTCACTGCAGACATGCAGGTGGTGCAACGAGAATGGGCCATAGTAGACAGCTCTACTGGTCTACCCAAGTACTTGGACGTAGTAGTATCAAAACTTGGAGGGTCGGATCAAGATGCAGAATGGTCTCACGTTCTTAT